AATACTGTTTGAAGGATGCATATCTCCTACATAAATGGAACAAGATCCAAAAGAACCTAAAACCCATCGATTGGGAAAATGATCTCACAGAAAAGGTATATACAGACGTTGATACTTTGGCCGCTGCTGCTTGTGCAGGCGGAGCTTGTGAGATTGATTTTTAATGGAAAAAGAATATCGAATTGAATGTGAAGAATGTGAATCGGTTACAATAGTGTTGACAGAAGCAGGAGAAAATCCTGAGTTCTGTCCCTGTTGTGGCCGAAGGGCAGAAATTGAAGACATAACAGAAAAAGATTAAATGTCATTTTTAGTACATCCACTACCACCTATACCGGTTTTGGTGAGAAAAGAATATCTGTATGACCTTGAAAGAGGTCACGGTGAATATGCTGAAGGAATATGGGTAAGTGTAAAAAGTGTGATGGGCAAGGCACTTTACTTTGAAACTCTTTTAACAGAGTATGGCGCACTTTATGACAAACTACCTTTATCTGCTTTTGTTTGGAAAAAAGATCACGGTGACCTTCCATTAGATACCTTACAGTTATGGGATTGCTTTGACTATGATTTAACGGTCATTCAAAAACCATTACTTCATAGATGTGAGTTTTTCGGTAAAGACAAAAAGATGCATCCCGGTGAGTACATGTTTACGATTGATAATGCACACCGGGATGAATCTGTCCTTGACTGTAACTACTCAGAACATGATCCGGAACATAAGTCATTCAATGTTATAAAACTTGATAACGGTCAATTTGCGGCTCAACCAAACAACAGGGTAATATGGAAAGACCAAAGCCTAATCCCTGATGAAACCCTTCGGCCTGATTTTAAGGTCTGTACTCAAAACTATAAAGTAGAAACCACACCAAAATGGTCTGTTGGTCATACTGATGAGTGGCAATATAGGACTTTAGATGAAGAATAAATAACTTTATGTGGTATTATAAAAGTAAAGAATATGATGAAACTCCTGAAGAATATCAAGGCTTTGTTTATCTCATTGCTGAGCTTGATACAAACAAAAAATATATTGGCAAGAAGAACTTCTGGAAACCTAAGGTCCTACCCAAAAATTCTAAGAGATCGAGGCGAGTCCGTGCACGAGTGGAATCTGATTGGAAGGACTACTACGGATCGAACAAAGAACTCCAACTACTCGTTGAGTCTAAAGGATCCGATAACTATAGACGAGACATTCTTAGACTCTGTAAAACAAAAGGTGAAATGTCATATTATGAAGCAAAGCTCCAATTCGAAAACGAAGTCCTCTTAAGGGACGACTATTACAACGAGTTCATCGGTTGTAAAATACACAGTAAACATATTAAGGGTTTACAATCCGAATAGAATGTGATATAATATACCCATAATGAAAATTTATGGAGCAAATTGTGATTTTAATTGATTTCAGTGGTATTGCCATTGCCACAATCGTGGTAAACAAGGTAAATGATGAGGATATGTTACGGCATATGATGATCAACTCGATCCGTATGTATCGTACTAAGTTTAGAGAACAATATGGAGAGGTTGTACTTGCCATTGACTCTGGTAACAACTGGCGTAAGAACTACTATCCCCAATATAAAGCCAATCGTAAGAAAAACCGTGAGGAATCCGATTTTGATTGGGCCGAGGCTTTCCGTATTCTAAATCTTGTTCAAGATGAAATCAGGGATAACTTTCCTTACAAGGTAGTCAAAGTTGATGAATGTGAGGCAGATGATATCATAGGTACATTGTCCGCCAACACACAAGAGTTTGGCCAATATGAAGATGTAATGATTATATCTGCAGACCATGATTTCAAACAACTACAGCAATACCCTAACGTAAAACAATTCTCACCATTACTTAAAAAACCGGTTGTAGATGATAATCCAAAGGTAAACCTTATAGAGAAGATACTTACCGGTGATGCAGGTGATGGTGTACCGAATGTTTTATCCGATGATGATGTGTTTGTTGAAGGCCGTAGGCAGACTCCACTCTCCAAGAAGAAAAAAGAAACATTCAAAGAAGACCTTGCAGAAGGTGAATTACTCTATGCAGCATCTTGGTATCGTAACTACTGTCGTAATGAAACACTCATCGACCTAACCAAAACTCCTGACCGACTAAAAAGTCAAATTATTGATGCATTTAATTCTCAAAATCCTGATGCTAACAGGGGTAAAGTGTTTCCATATCTTATAAATAAAGGTATGAAACAGATGATTGAATCCGTTGAGGAACTGATATAATGGCTAAAAAATATGTATATGAAATTCTGTCCGAGGTTGCCAAAGCTAAATCGAAGGCAGATAAGGTTAAATTATTGAAACAGAATGAATCCTGGGCATTAAAGGATGTCATACGTGGTACACTTGACACCAAGGTAACTTGGAATCTACCGGAAGGTGCACCACCATACCAAGAAGCAGAAGGTCATAATCACCCTACAGAACTATCAAGAGAATATAAACAGTTTGCATGGTTTGTAAAGGGTGGTAAAGGTGACCAACTGACGGCACCAAAACGTGAAAGAATTTTTATTGGATTATTAGAAGGTGTTCATCCAGAAGATGCCAAGGTGTTAATTGATATGATCAACAAGAAAACACCAAAGGGTCTAACTCGGCCCGTCGTAGAGGAGGCCTTTCCTGGTCTGTTGCGCGACTAACAAAACCATAAACCATAAACACTTAACCAAGAGTGTATGCATTCGCATATGCTCTTTTTTCATAGGAAACTTACTAATGGTATTAGCTCAAATCGAACGTTTGGAAAAAGATTCTGCAGAACTAGAGATCTATGCACGGAAGTTGGAAAAGAAAGGATTTACCCAGAGAGCACAGAAGATTCTAAAGAAACGAGACTTTGTACTAAGAACATTAGGAGATCTAAAACCAGCTAATTCACATTAAAGTATAAAAAAACACTTTACAATACCCGGGTTGTGTGATATAATAATATAGTTGTACCGAAAAGGGAAGGGGTATCTATATTATGAATATTTTTGTGTTACATCAAGATCCAGTTATTGCTGCTCAGATGCAATGTGATAAACACGTTGTAAAGATGATTGTTGAGTCCGGTCAGATGTTGTCTACTGCTCATCGGATGTTGGACGGTAAAAAGATGAAAAAGCCTTCCAAGTCTGGTAAACGCATGGTTGACTACTATGATCTATACGAAGGTCCATACAATGACCTTGAGGCCGAACTATGTTACTACAAAGCTGTACATCATAAACATCCTTGCACTGTATGGACCATGGAGAGTTCTGCCAATTATCGTTGGCACTGGGAACATCTAAAGGCCCTTTGTGACGAGTATACATATAGGTATGCAACAGAGAAAGAACCTTACAAGAATACAAAAACTGCAAGGGAACTTCTTTGGCAGATACAGGCACCACCTAGAAACATACCAGATGGACCGATGACCCCTTTCAAGTTGGCTATGAAATCCAACCCAGAATGTATGTTTCCAGACGACCCTGTAAAATCATATCGTATGTTCTATCATACTAAACAAGATCGGTTCAAGATGGAATGGACCAGACGTAAACAACCGGAGTGGTGGAATGCCAATTTATACGCTGCGTAAAAAATCTACGGACGAAGTGTTTGATGTAAATATCAAGTTTGATGACCTTGCCCAAATGTTAGAAGATGATGACATAGAAAGAGTATTATCAACACCTCACTTTGCAGGTAATACTGTGTCAAATCTGCGCAGAGCCGGTAGTGAGTGGCAGGATCATTTGAATAGGATTAAAAAAGGATCTGGTAGCGGAAACACTATAAAAACATGAGACGTGGTAAAGGCAAAACAAAATCTGAATACATACAAATTCGCATAAAACAACTCAAACAGGATCTAAAACTGGCACAGGATGATTATGATAAACATTGGTACATGCGAATCATACAAGAGTTAAAATGGGTTGATGAGAATGACTAAATGAGTAAAGCAACCGTAAAGTTTGAAGATTTATATTCATATGAACCACAAACAGAAAGTCAAAAGAAAGCATATGATGCATGGGATGATGGAGAGAATCTTGTCCTTGCTGGTTCTGCTGGTACTGGTAAGACTTTTGTTGCGTTATACCTTGCATTGGAATCGGTTCTCGAGCGAGAGACGTCTTATAATAAGGTCATTATTGTCAGATCGGTAGTACCAACAAGGGACATGGGTTACCTACCTGGAACGGTAGAGGAAAAGAAGGAGGTGTTTGAAACACCATACAAGTCAATATGCTTTGAGATGTTTAACGATGACAAGGCATATAACAAGATGGTAAATAACCATCAGATAGAGTTTATTACTACATCGTTCATAAGAGGTTTAACCATAGACAATGCAGTGATAATAGTGGATGAAATGCAAAACTTAAACTTCCACGAACTTGATTCTGTTATCACACGTGTAGGCAATAATTGCAGAATCATATTTAGTGGAGACTATCATCAATCCGATTTTAAGGATGAGAATGAACGAAATGGTCTCCAAAGGTTCTTACGGATCATAGAACAACTAAGGAATTTTAGTGTGGTTACCTTTGGTTGGCAAGACATCGTAAGATCAGACTTCCTTCGTGATTATATTATGACGAAGGAAATGCTAGGAATGAAATAATGAATATCGTAAAATGGATATTTGCAATCATTGCATTAGGACTGGTATTAATCGCGATTGGTACTAGTGATACATTTGCTGAAGATCAGTGGCATGAAAAGCCGGTGATATGTAACTCATCACACGAAGATACGCTGAAGAATTTTTATTACAGAGAGGGTCTCTTGCCAATGATGGGTGGCACGACTATGATCCGTCTGAAAGATAATCTAAATGAAACTGTGGATGGTGTTATATACATCATGTTTGATTATGAAAACAATAGTGCTGCTGTGATGGAATATACACATGATCAAGTTTGTGCTTTGGCATTTTTTCATAATGTTGTTTTTGACGTTGAAGTATTAAAAGGATATCTAAACTATGACGAG